ATCGAGGGTGAGCCCAATTGCAAGACGACTATTACCACGACGCTCTACTGTGCGGTCACGGCGTATGAGAGCCTGGCTGACAGGGTGGACGCCATGGTCGAGAAGCTGTTCTGCCTTGACCGGGCGAATGTCCGGCGGGTCGACCAGTACGAATTAGCGTTGGATATTGCGAAGGGCACCTGGACCATTCCCATTCAGGGATAGATAAGGAGACACCATGCCAGTAACACTACTCACGAAGCAAGTCAGCAAGGCAATGAACGTCGGCAAGATCGTCACGCTGGCTCTGGCCGACGGGACGAACGGGAACAACGTGGCGGCCGACTCGGAATACATGCACCTGGTGGTCATCAATACGGACAGCGCAACGCATACCGTGACCATCACGCGCCCGAAGGCCAGCAACCTGGGCATTGTCACCGCCGTGGGTCCGATCACCGTTCCCGCTGCCGTGACCGGCAAGCCCGGCATGTGGGTGTCTTCGACCTTGCCGACGGACTGGTTCAAGAGTGCCACAACCATGATCGACTTCACCTGTGACGCGACTCCGACCGGCGTGTACGTCGCCGTTGTAGACATGACACCATCGCCTTCTGCGGTGGAATAAGGAGATGCAACATGGATAGCGGATATGCGTACGGGATGGGCCCTGGTTCATCCATCACGATCACCGGCGGCCCCACGGGCATGATCATCGAAGGGCTCAAGTTCGACTCCAATGCTGAGACGGAATTGGAGGTCCTGAACAATGACGCGCGGCAGAGCGTCGCACAGTCGGTCATGACCAAGAAGAAGACCACGGTGAGTGGCACGGCAGAGTTCAAGGGCTGGGCCGATTCTGATGCCCTCGTCGGGCTGGAAGCAACCGTCGTGGCCTCGAGTGCCAATACGGTTCCAGTCACGAGTGGCAGTGTGCTAGTGACCATCAAGCATGCGGGCCTCGATGTCAACCGCGGCAACTGGATGTTCGACTTCAACGGAACCGTCCACGCCGCCGTAGTGTGATGGAGATCACCAAGGGTCAAGTCGACCAGCTCTTTGGCAAGTACCACGTGAGTGTCTACGGGATGTCGTATGAGGAATATCTCAAAGGAGATCCCGGACTTGTCCATGACCTGGTCGCGATGCACCGTGGTAAATCAGTGACAACAGGCGAGAAGCTCACGGCCGAGGACATCCTGGGAGCGTTCAAGTATTTTTTCGTGGAAGGTGCCACTGGCTCTGGGACAGAACAGAGCTCGACTACTGGGGCACCAGAGCTAGAGAAGTCCTCAACTTGATTCACGGAGACCTCATGCGCCTGACCCTGGCTGATGTGGACGCTATGCCCGTCATGCTGCTCACGGCGCTCGAGGTCATTGGCTCTGAACACCGACTCGGCGAGAAGCCGTATGGCGTGGGGGACTGATGAGCGAAGAGTTTGATATTCAGGGCAATGTAACAGTCAATACGGGCGGCGCGGAGGCGGCGCTCCAGAAACTACGCGACAAACAGGCCGCTGCTGACAAGAAGTCACAAGCCGACCAGCTGGCCGTCATGTCGAAGGCCGGCACGATGGCCATGGTCGCAGGGGCCGCCCTCATAGCAGGCGTCGGGGTCATGACCAAAGACGCTGCTGCCGCTGAGACGGTCCAGAAGAGTCTGGCGACCTCCCTCAAGAATACGGGTCAGTATTCGATCGCCACGATGGCGCACATCGACGATCTGACCAACAGCCTGCGCAAGCAGACGACGGTCGACGACGAAACACAGAAGTCCGCGCTGGCGTTCGCTTCAACCATGAAACTGACTGAGACGCAAGCAGAGGCGCTACTCCCCCGGCTGCTGGACATGAGTGCCGTGACGGGCATGGATCTCGAGCAGGCGTTCAGGGCAAGCGCACAAGCCATGACGGGCAACGTCGGGTTGTTCCAGCGCTACGGCGTGATCATTAAGAAGAGCGCCGATGGCACAGTCGACTTCAACGATGTGCTGAAACAGCTCCAAGTCTACGCAGGACAGGCAGCCGCCAAAGTGTCCGGCCTCGAGGGCGGGGGCAAGAAGCTCAAGAGTGCGATCGACGAACTGGGCGAGTCCCTGGGTACGAGTCTTATCCCTGAGCTCACCAAAGCAGCAACCGGCATGACCAGCCTTGTTGAGAAGTTCAACGATGCCCCGGACTCCATGAAAGGCCTCATCACGCAGAGTGCGCTGGCGGCTGGAGGCATCTTGCTGGTAAGTGGCGCGGCGTTGAAGACCGTCGTGGCCATCGCAGCTCTGAAAACGAGTATCGACACCCTGACAGCGGGCGCCGGCTGGGCTGCGCTACTGAAACTCCTGGGGTTGGCAGCTCTGCCCTTGACGGTGGGTATCGCAGCGGTCAAGGCAGCGAACTCTGACGCCTGGGCTGCTACCCGCGAGAAACTGCTCAATGCGTTCAATCCAACGTACGGCAACAACTACGACAACGGGCTGACGACGACACCCGGGATAGCTGCAGCTGGTATGACGCGGCCGGATCGCACCTGGACGGAAGGTATGCAGAATGCTCTTGTCCTCTCCAACAACAGACCCACGCCTACGCTGACCGGCGCGTTCACCGGAGACCAGATCACCGCCAACCTCGACCTCCAGCACCAGCTCTATGACGCCTCGCACACGGAGAAGCAGCAGGAGCTTCATGACCTTGACCTGGACGTGGCAGCCTGGAAGAAGGCGGGCTTAGACAAGGTGCTGATCACAGAAACATCGGCAGCCAGGCGGGCAGAGATCGAGAAGAAGTACGCGGACATGGCAGCGAAGGACGCCGCGAAGGCAGCGAAGGACGCCGCGACCTGGTCACCAATCAACGTGTCCGGGGTCAACGTCAATGGCCTGAGCTCGTACATCGGCAGTCTGTCCGGTGCGGTCAAGGTCAAGAAAGCAGAGCTACAACTGACCTTGAAGATCGACGGCACGTCTATCAAGGTCGATCAGTCGGCACTCAGCAAGCTGAAAGAAACGCTCGGCTCCCTGGTCTTCGCCAAAGTCATGGCTGCGCTCGGCAGCAGTGCTGCCTTTGGAGGGTGATATGAGCTACGCCATCCCAAATGATACCACACGGACAAGCACGTGCGCCTACGTCGAAGAAACCACGCCCGGCGACGTCTGGACGCCTGTGGGTTCCATTGCCCCAGGTCTCCGGGGTGCCATCGGGTTCCGGGGCGTCGGGTACTGGAAGCGCCGTCTCGTCATCCACACAGCAGGAGCCTCCAAGTTCACCGACCTGATGACCGGTCTCAAGGACAACGAGGAGGCGATCACCTTCGGCGGACAGACGTACTCACTCGCGAGCGTCGACGCCCAGGTCATCGCCTCGAACGACAGCCGGGACGTCGCCAAGCAAGACCTGGTCACTATAGAGCTATGGCGACCATAAGACTACCGGACGTCTCGATTGCTGTTCCATTTTATGGCACTCTGCCCACGGCCAACTATCTGCCGATGCACATCCAGCTCAAGACTTCGGTGTTCGACGGGGGCGGCGCGACGCTCGAGGGCTTTGAGCCGTCGCCGGTCATGGACGTGAGGAACTTGGCCGGCGAGTGGCTGATCACCATCGACGACACGACGTATCACTATGAACTCGATGACAGGACGGTGGAGCGACTCAAGGACGGCGTCACAAGCAACTTGCCATTTAGCGACCGACTCTCAGCTTGGAAACTGCCGCTCATTCAGAAGTCCTGGACGGTGAGCACCGTCGGTGCTCTTCTGCAGGCGCTGGTGACTGCCGTATCCGCCCTGTCCGGGATCTCCTGCGACATCCTGGTCACCAATACCACGCCCATGACCGACATCTGCGACGGTGGCATCTACCTGGCAGCCAATTCAACCTACCTGGCAGAGATTCAGCAGATCCTGCAGTGGCTGGGCTACGCGATCTACGCCGTGCCCGAGACGGGACGGTTCGCGATCGTCGCGCCCTGCTACACGGCGCCCATTGGCACGATCTCGCTGTCAGAGACCGACCCGCTGATCATGGGTGCGAGCTATGGCCTCCACTATGACCAGATCCACTCAGATGTCGTGGTGGCCAACAGCAACACCGGCACTGGCAAGATCGCGGGCATGAGCGGGATAACGCCGGACCTCACCAACTACAACCTGAGCAAGAAGGTCAACCCATTCCTCGCCGAGGTCTGGCAGCTCAAGGATACCAAGTTGCAGGACATGGCCGACGAACTCTACAAGCTCGACCGGCAGGCGGCGCAAGGTCTCACCGTCCAGCGGGCTGGGCTGCTCATGAACACGCTCTGGAAACAGTTCGACTGGCATGACGTCAATGGCCAGCTGGGGCATTACAAGGTGTCTTCATCGGTCATCGACATCACGCCGACTGCTGTGACCACAACCCTCGAGGCGATGATCGTATGAGCAGACGGGGCAGCGATCTGATCAACGGCGCCATCAAGTCTTACGTAGGGCAGATCGGTCAGCAGATTGACTACGGCGAAGTAACCGGGACGACCATCACGTTCCTGCACAAGTTCAAGGATCGCCCGGTGGTCCATGTTACCGCCGTGGCTGCCACAGGAACGCCCGAGTCACACGTGGTCTCGGTCAATAAGGTGGGCGACTGGTACACGACCGCGACGATCACCAACGCTGGCTGCGATTATGTGGGCTGGGACGCCAAGGGCCTGGGGATCGTGGCATGAGCGCAAAGTCGTTTCCGTGGGTGGGAAGGTTTCAACTATCTCGCGTCATCGGGACATTTGTTCCTGTTCTTTCTTACTATGGTGTTGCTACCCCCCTCTCTGTGGCTCGTTGTCTTTTGGTCGCTGTTACTGTAGGGGGTTACGCACTGTTTGGAGGAGGGAGTACTGCTTATGGTTTTAGTTATACTACCTGGACGACTGTCAATGCCTATAATGTATCCCTTGTTCGTTCTACTCCAACTGCTCTTTCTGCACCAAGAGGCAAACTGGCTGCAACTACCATTGGGAACTATGCACTCTTCGGTGGGGGGCAGGATATCACCTCTGGTGGTAATCAAATACTTAGAAACACCGTCGACGCATACGACGCATCTCTTGTTCGTTCTACTCCAACTGCCCTTTCTGTAGCACGGTATGGTCTCGCTGCTACCACCGTAGGGAACTATGCACTCTTCGGTGGAGGAGCCGATGGTTATAATTCGTTGACTACCGTCGATGCCTACAATACGTCCCTTGTTCGTTCTACGCCAACCGTTCTCTCTTGGCCACGTGATGGTCTTACTGCGACTACTGTTGGCAATTATGCCATTTTTGGTGGAGGAAGCAACTCTGGCGCCACAGGGGTCAGATTTGATGCTTACAATACATCCCTTGTTCGTTCAAATCCCGTCACTCTTTCTGCTGCACGTACGAATCTAGCCGCAACTACCATAGGGGGTTATGCACTCTTGGGCGGGGGGTTACTCACTAGCCCCAGTGCTGTCGTTGATGCTTTCAATACCTCTCTTGTTCGTTCTACACCCACGGTTCTCTCTGTAGCAAGGAGTCATTTGGCCGCGACCACCGTTGGAAACTATGCACTCTTTGGTGGGGGAAAGGCTGCTGTTGTCAGTGCCGTCGTTGATGCCTACGATACTTCACTTATCCGTTCTATACCAACCGTGCTTTCTGTGGCAAGATGGCAACTTGCTGCCACCACAATAGGTACTTACGCACTTTTTGGTGGAGGACTTGCTGATGCCGCTGGTTCTTTTAGGTCCGCTGTTGATGCCTATCAATATTCTTAGGAGGAATGGTGCTTAAATTAGAGAAGTTTACGGGCAACAAAACGTACATGTTCCCGAACGGTGAGATTGCTGACCCTGCAAAAATCAAGGCACACTTTCCTGCCGTCGACTCGTTTGTACATATCATCGAAGTAAACGGCGATGTGTGTCAGGCGGTAGAGAACTTGGCTGCGATGCGGGCAATTCATAACATTGACCCTGCACTGTCAGAGGCTGCGGCCATCACCGCCATTGAAACCATTATCAACACACCTGCACCAGTTGTCATTGGTGCCGATGAACGCATGGCGGCGGCGGCTGAGTTCGCAAATATCCTTGCCCTCCCCGACGTGGCGGATGCAAGCAAGAACGTACTGGGTAACACGACCATTATCCAGAAGAACTATGACAATGGATTGTGGTCTGCTCCGATGCTCTCTGTTGCCGTGGCGAAGGGGATGATGACAACGGCACAGGTGACGACGGTCAAGGCAGTGAAACCGACAAAACCATAACATGGAATGGATCAGTCGCTTTCAACTCACTCGTGTTCCTTAGGAGGTCGTCATGCAACTGAGATGAAGTTCCCCACATGGTTGACGGTCATAGCATGGGCCGTGTTGATTACTGTAGTGCTGATGGACGTGGTATTTCTTTGTAACTGCGTAGGAGGGGCGAAGTGAGAACCGAGACCGTGTGGACTGTGGATACCCTGAAAGAATACGAAGATATCCAACTCTCCGACATGAAGGACATGCTTCAAGAGCGATTCGTCATGCAAACGAAGGCTGTCGATTCAGCTTTTGATGCACAGCAAACCGCCATGACGACCGCAAAGACTGAACAGTCCACAGCCATGGTGACAGCTTTCCAAGCACAAAAAGAAGCTGTCAATACGGCCATGGCAGCCTCAGAAAAGGCCGTCAATGCAGCCATGGCAGCCTCAGAAAAGGCTGTCGCCAAAGCTGAGACCGCTGCTGACAAGCGGTTTGAGTCTGTCAATGAGTTCCGGCAACAGTTGGGAGACCAAGCTGCATCATTCGCGACGAAGGAAGAACTGGATATCCGATTGAAGGGCCTCGGAGATAAGTTCGATTCTGAGTCGCAGCATCTGCGAGAAGCCGGCAGTGGAAGAGACCAGAATATCAGCAACCTCGAACTGCGTCTGACACGACGACTTGATTTGTCTCAGGGACAGGAGAAGGGAACGGATGAATCTCGCGGCAACAGGCGGCAGGACACGTCACTCTTCGTCTCCATTGGGAGTCTCATTCTTGCCATAGTAGCGGTTGTCGTAACCATTATCAGCGTGCTTTCTAAGTAAAAGGAGTGTGATACTATGAAAATATTGGACTATTCAGGTGGACGTCCTGACCCAAAGAGGGTCAAGGCCGAAGGATATGGGGCTGTGGCTCGTTACCTATTCACTCCAACTCCAGGGGGAAAGGGGATCACCAAAGCAGAAGCCACGGCGATCAGGGCAGCAGGACTCGGATTAGTCCTCATCTATGAATCATATGCAGGCCGTGCGCTTGAGGGTCAGGCAGCAGGTGTCACAGATGGCAAGACAGCCCTTGCCTTTGCTCGCGCTATCGGCTTTCCAGAGTCACGGCCTATCTACTTTGCCGTGGACTTCGCTGGCACATCGGCACAACAGCCTGCGATTGACCTCTATCTGCGAGGCGTCGCAAGCGTCATCGGGGCTGCCAGGGTAGGCGTCTATGGTTCGTATTATGTCGTGGAGCGGTGCTTTGCCAACAAAACCGCTCAGTGGTTCTGGCAGACGCGGGGATGGAGCAATGGCCAGGTGTCCGCTCATACGCATTTCTACCAGTACCTCAATGGTCAGACCGTCGGTGGGGCATCAGTGGATCTGAATGAGAGCAAGCAAGACGACTTCGGAGCTTGGGAGGCACCGATGACGAATCCAGTTGTAACGCCTGTTGTAACGCCAGTACCAGTTGTTCCTGCTCCGGCCCTTTCTACTGCGATGCAGTGGTGTATTGATCAGGGTATTTTTGACAAGGGAACGTCCCCTACGAAGTTGATGGACGCAAACTTTCTTGCTTGGTCGCTTTATCGGGCCAAGGGTAAAATATAGGAGATGCAAACCATGACACAGTTTTTGATTCTGCTTGTCTTTGCAATTCTTGTCGAGGCCGTCATCAACATGACATTGGGCGACATCCCTTGCCCCAAGTGGGTCAAGCTGGTCGCATCTATCGTCCTCGGGATCTCCGTCTGCATCGTGTGGAAAGTTGGAATCATCGGTCTACTTGGCATCGAAGGCGGGATACCTGTCTTCGACTACGTGGTCACGGGTATCGTTATCTCCCGTGGTTCCAACGCTGTAAATGACATACTTACTCGCATCAAGGGTGGCAACGTCACAACTACACAAACTGTCACGCCCGTTGTCCCTGGTGCATCGACAAAGACCGAGACGGTTACAACGACCCCGGCGCTTACAGGAGACACTACTGGGGATATGCCTACGCAGAATTTTCAGCCGACGGAAGAGTTGAAGTTGTAGCCTCACCTGCCAAGAGCAGGAAGAGATCCTCGGCCGATGCTTTTTCCAGGTCGGCCGTCGCAATTTGGGGTCAGATTGCTCCCTGGGCAGACCGGCATGACGAAAAGAGGCCCTAGGAAGAGATCTCGCGGAGAGAGACGTGTATTTGTACGTCCGGGTACGGTTTACGCTGACAGGACAGGCGCCCTGCAGACGGCGGGCACGGATCTCCCTATTTGAGGAATGCCACCAGGAGACCAATCCCGATCGCGGTCACTCCGAGCCAAAGCAGGACATTGGCAAGCTGACTCGCCGCCTTCAGCTTCAATTCCTTCCTCTCTTCCGGCGTCAGGTCGATCTTCTCTGGTACTGTGTCCATGATTGCCTCCCTATGATTCGACAGCATAGCCGCACGTCACAAAATGAACAGGCCCCGGCGCACGGGTGAGGTGATACGGGGCAAAGGTTGGTGCGCCAGTTCCCTGCGAGGGTCGGTACGCACCATAGGTTGGGGCGGGCAGGTGTGGAACCTGCTTGCTCACGATCGGGATACATACCCGAACAGAGTACCACGCCCCATATGAGACGCTGGGCGGTGTCCTCAGTGTCGGGCGACCCTCAGAGAGAGTCGGGATGCCAGGGCGTCTGTCGTTCACACCACGCGCCCGCTGCCGTTACATGGACGGGCGTGGCTGGCGCCCGTTGACCAAGGAGGATACATGTAGAAGTAGCCACCTGTACAATACGATGGCCTGGCTGCCGTGCAACTTTCAGCGACTGTTACTCGTGACGCAAGAGCAGATCTGAGATATTGGCTGCCTCTTCCGGCTCGGCTGCCTTGTGCATCTCGGCCTCGAGCTCGCGCGCCATTTTCTCGACAGCAGCCTCACGCAGCCAGTCAGCCATCGGGCGTCGTTGCTTGAGGATGTGGGTGAGCAGTTCGAGCTTGTCGGCCCAGTCGATGCGAAAGTGGATCTCGGCCCGCGGTTCTTCGCCCCTGGTCGCTTCTTCCTCGAGAAAGCTCCTGGGTCGCTTAGTCATGCCACACCCTCCCTTCGATCTCGGCCATGAGGCTCAAGTATGCGTCTGCTGCCTTGGACTTCGCCTGCCAGTTCCACACTGGCATGTGCCGCCGCATTGCACCACGGATCGCGTTGGCCAGGGGCAGTTCGCTGGCAAACACCGCCTCCTTGTACTTGTCTCGCACGCGCACGATCGTCTCACGATCATCGACGACGTTGTACCGGACCTGGTTCAGGACGATGCCGGCCACCGAGAGTTTGGGGTTCCACTTGATGCGCATGGCCGCAATGCTCTGTGCCATGCCGTCGATGGCCATGTCCAGGTACTCGTCCGGCAGAATGGGGATAACCAGGACGTCGGCTGCCAGCATTGCAGCCCGGAAGAGTTGACCGAGTGTCGGGGGCACGTCGATGACGACAGCTGCATAGGGTGTCGTGACCTCGCTCAGGACCCAGCGGACCGAAGCCAGCACGTCGTCGTCCTTGTCTTTCATGGCCTCACGTTTGCTGAGACTGATGTTCGCGCCCAGCAGGTCGAGGTTCTGGCCGACTTCGGCGGGCGTCGGGATCTCGTCACCAAAGGCCAGCATGATACTGTTCTTGTCCGGCACATCGGCGGGCGGCACGAAGGAGCTGGTCAGACTACCCTGCGGGTCCAGGTCGATGACCAGGACGCGTCCTCGCCGGGTCAGGTAATGCGCCAGGTGGAAGGCGATTGTGGTCTTACCAACGCCGCCCTTCTGATTGGCGACGGCGATCACCTTAGCGGGCATCGTCTCCATCGCCCTCCGTGACGAAGTGCAGCGGCAGCTCTTCCTCTGGTTCGACGACCGGCGAGTTCGGGCCGTAGCGATACTCGACAGCGTCAGCGAGGATAGCGGATTCGGTACGGTGTTCGATGTGGGCGACGGTCCGGATGAGTTCAATGACACGCGGGTCGGCGATGTGATACGTCCTGCTGCAGAATCCAGAAGCCATATGTACCTCCTATGTCTCCTAGACCGGCTGCAAGTGTATCACAGTTGGCGCGATGGCGCAAGCGCCAGGGGGACAACGCGCCCGTGGGCGTACTGACCATCGCGCCAGGGGGGCAATGTGGCCGCTACTATGTCTGCAGGCATCAGGACGGGCGATGTTCTCCCTGGTGGCGTGATAGTCTTCACTATTCTTTCATGATGTGTTATCAACAGCAGATAATATAGCATCAGCACAACCGATCTAGGAGGATCGTATGGAAGACGAACGCGAAGACATCATGGAGTTGCGAAGTCGGTACCTGCACCAGGAAGTGAAGATCGTCGACGGGTCCAGCGAGGATGGAGAATTTGGCTACGTCGTGGGAGTGACGGCGCACTCGGCTGAACCGATCACCGTCCTGTTCTACCACATGGGTGAAGTGAAGCATCAGAACTACTACCGCGCGGTCGATCTTGTATTGACGGGCGACGACTGGAAGGAAGGCAAGCCGCGTGACCAAACACTGCGCTGCCGGCGTTCACGCTTCGACGGACTTTTTCACATGATCGACCGACGCGGCCAGCACGGCGCAGGAAGTGGAACGAGGGGCGGCGCATGGGCGCAGTATCTGAGTGAGGTCGTCCGGCACGATGAGCCGGGAAAGGAGCAGAATGGAACAGAAGCAGGAATTGAGACCGTTGGCACTGTGGTTGCAGAAGCAGCACAAGTCGACGGCCTGGCTGGCCAGGAACATGGGGGTGAGTTATCAGACAGCCTGGTCGTGGGCGGGCGGAATGTCGCGCCCGAACCTGACCAATGCGATGAAGCTGAAGAAGCTCACGGGACTGACCTTGGAACAGCTGACACAGTAACAGCGAAGAAGTAGCACCACCAACAATCGATCTAGGAGGATCGTATGCCAATCACAGGGATTACAGACGGGCAGCGCTATATGCCCCGTCTTGGGAAAATACACTTGGGCGTCCGGAAGTTTCGCGACGTCAAAGACAAGAAGGGTTATCCGCAGGCGACCGATTACTTCGTCTGTCCGGACGAGGTCAGGGCGGTCTACGGCGAGCAGCCGAAGGAACTCTCTGTCATGTTCCTCAGCAACGACGTGGACGTGATCCTGCCGCATTTCTACAAGCTGTACGGCACGTCCACGATCGCTCCTTTGTGCAAGGGTGACGGTCTGATGGCGAAGCGCCTGGACCTCAAGACCGGCACACGCATCGAGCTCGAATGCCCAGGGCCGAAGCTCTGCAAGTTCAATCAGTACATTGACGGCAACGGCGAAGTGAAGCCCAAGGGCTGCGCGCCGACGCTGAACCTCATGGTCAACGTGCTGAACGTACCCGGCATCGGGACGTACCAGATCGATAGCCACAGCTGGAATGGACTGCGCGAGCTGCTCAATGACATCGGTGTCGTGAAGGCGGCTCTCAACGGGCGTCTGGCCTTCGTGCCCCTGAAGCTGAGCCTCATGGAACGGGAAGTCGACCGTCAGGATCCGGTCAAGGGGTCGGTCAAGAAGCGGATCCGCTACATGCACCTGGCGTATGAGGGGACGATCGCAGATCTGGCGAAGCTGCCCACGTCCCTGGCGCCTGCGTTGAAGGCTGGCGAAGATGGCGGGACTGTGGCCGTGCCGGAACCGGACGAGAGCAGGCCGGACGAACTCGAGGACGTCGTTGATGGCATTGGTGAGGAACTTCCCAAAGAAACACCCAAGACTCTAGGAGCTCCGGTGCAACGTGACCAGCTGGCGGCGATCGAAGGGCTCGCAGCCGGCAAGACGACCGAGGACTTCGCGCAACTGAGCATCCAGAGTATCAATGTCCATGCAGACCCGCCGACTGTGACCATCGACGGGAAGGTGCTGACCATCGACGCCGACTACGCGGCATGTCTCATCCGGCAGCTGCAGGACGGATATGCCCCCGCGGACCCCCAGGAGTTCGGGAAGAGGTTCGAATGAAGATCCTCGCATTGCATGTGGCCGGAATCAAGGTAGGCGAACTGCCGGTCCAGGACGTGCGCGGGTGTGCCTGGGGACCGTACAAGATCTCAACGAACGCCTTCATCGTAGACCTTACTCTTGACCAGGCTCAGCAGCTGGCCGATATGGTGACCCACCAGGTGTCCCGTGCGCTGGTTCGGGCATAGGATCCTGTCACGTCTCGAAGAGGCGCAGATCATGGCGGCGGGCGTGGAGGTCGCCCGCCTGCGCCGTGAGAACAAGGTCCTGCTCGACGACATTGGTGACCTGAGAGGGCTCTATGATATGTGCTTGCGCGACCGTGAACGGTTGACCATCGCGCCCACTGGCCACCGGACCACAACGCCATCGGACCAGGTGGCTACCGGGACACGGTGACGCCATGACCTCAAGTGTCCGGCGTGCCATGACCTACAAAACGAATGCCTGTCAGAAGTGCGGGAAGGAATACCAGCCGACAACCGGCAATTCGAAATACTGCAAGGAATGCGCATATGATGCTAAGCGCGAGCAGGTTGTCGCATGGCAGAAAGCCAACCCAGAGAAAGTCCGCGAGCAACACCGTTTGTCTGGTGCCGCATGGCGCAAAGCGAACCCAGAAAAAAGGAAACAGAAATCTGCCCGATATCGTAAGGCCAACCCAGAGAAAGTCCGCGAGCAACACGCTAAATGGCGGAAAGCGAATCTAGAGAAACGCCGCGAATATGACGCTAAACGGTATAAAGCCAACCGGGAGAAAGCCGCTAACTACTATAAAGCGCACCTGAAGAAACACCTCGAGTATGCCAGTAAATACCGCAAAGCCAACCCAGAGAAATGCAGCGAGGGGTTCGCTAAATGGCAGAAAGCGAACCTAGAGGCCTGCGCTTTGAATAAGGCTAAGCGCCGCTCTCTCAAGTACGCCAACACCCCGACCGACGAACTGCTCACGCTGGCTCAATGGCATGACGTACTCGCCCTGTACAATGGCCACTGTGCATATTGTGGCAAGAAAACGGAGCGCCTGACCCTTGACCATGTGCGCCCGCTATCCAAGGGTGGCAAGCACTCGAAGGACAACGTGGTACCAGCGTGCGGTCATTGCAACAGCTCAAAAGGCGCCCACACCCCCGAAGAGCGGTTTGGTATGGGAGTAGCCAGGTGATGATATGTTGATTACATACGCTGAACTCGGCCGCATGTGGCGGTCGCCTGCAGCACTCGAAGCGGTTATCAGGCAGCGTGCCCCGGCAGCTCGTCGCAGCGGGCGCGTCCAGGAGACGGAAGAGCTGTGGCAGTTGTACCGCAGATACTGCCAGCGCCCAGTGCTGATCCGTGAACAGGCAGATGCTTGACAAAATGCCGGTGTTGTCTAAGGTGAATCCGCCAGGGTGTTATACCTTAGTTGATCCTCCTAGATCGGTTGGCGCCCTGGCATATATGGCTCTTTATGCGATCTGGGAGGATATTATGACGAAGGGTATTGACACAGTTTCGAATTCCTGTACGATGGTCATAGAGGGATGCGGCAGACGGTCAGCTACCGTTCTGAGGCAGGAGAACCTGCCGCCGCTTCCACGATCCCGGCCCCGTCCCTCTTCTTTACATTTGGACAGTGGAAAGGGATCGCGACGATGACATGCATCGAGACAGCACTACCTCAGCAGCATCCCTCCGACAGCTAACGTCATGAGCAAGGTCAACCCACAGCTCACTGACGGCTATACGCCGGTTGCCAATCCAATTATGGACGCGCTTGCACGCACCCAGCTTAGCGGGTACGAGGGGCGCGTTTTGCATTTCCTTCTCCGCAAGACCTACGGGTGGAGCAAAAAATCTGACCTGATCAGTCTGGCACAGTTCGTCGACGGGACCGGAATTGACAAAACGCATGTCGCCAACACGCTCAAGCGCCTGGCAGAACGGAACATCATCATCAAAACCTTTACCGAAATCGGTAACACTCGTCTTTGCAGGTATGAATTTAACAAGCATTATGGAGAGTGGCAGGAGTTACCGAAATCCGTAACGTTACCGAAATCCGTAACGAAACCGTTACCGAAATCGGTACCTACAATAACAATAGGTACTACAACAACAAGAGGGCCTTCCTTAAATGGTTCCAAAACCCAAGACCAAACCAAGCCACAGACCCTCGAGGACAAGACCTGGGCTGGTATCTCTTCCGGCACCTATGACCCGCACAAGGACCGGTACCATCAAGAAACCTTCAACCCGGACAAGGATGAGGAACGCTGATGGCTGGGACATTTTCGGAAGAGATGATCGGGCTGTACCGCGAACGGTTCGCCCAGTGGATGTCGTATATCGTCCGCGGCATCCGGCTGAGTGACGACTTCGGAAATGAGTGTCTCATCTGGGATCCACGGTTATGCCGCGCGCGTTCTCAGCTCGAGGCGGCGTTGCAGTTCGCTACCGTGCAGAAAACGGGCATCGTGTTCATGGGGCCGAAGGGTACCGGAAAGACGACGTCTGCCGTCCACTGCGCGCTCGAGTTCCTCAAGTGGCGCTGCTGGCAGGACCTGCTGGAAAAAGGCGATCTACCTCTCCCTGAACATGCCCTCTCAATCTGGACCGCACCACACCTGTTCAGCGTCCTGGACTGTATCTATGGCAAGCAGGGCGAAGAGGCGCGCGCCGTTGTCCGGGATGCCAAGGCGGCGAAGGTCCTGGTCCTGGACGATCTCGGGCATGAGGCTGGGGGCAAAGCGGCCGTGGCAGCCTTCTATGAAATCGCAAACAGCCGGTATCAGAAGAGGCGTCCGGTCTTCATAACGAGCAACGTGCCACCTGATGGCTGGGATACGCGCGAGGTCAAGGGTGAGAACGGACAAACAATTGTCGTGCCTGGGTACAAAGGCGGCGAACTGGCCTGTATCGCCGACCGGTGGCGGGCACAATGCGAGTGGATTACCTACACAGGCCCATCTATGCGTTAGAACAGTAGTCACAATCGATCTAGGAGGATCGCAATGGAAACAACAGTTGAAAGCAGCATCACGACGTTTCAGTATGCCGGCAAGGAGCCGGTGCGGACGTCGGTCATCGAGGGCAAGATCTGGTTCGTCGCCCAGGACGTTGCGCAGGTCCTTGGCATTCCTCACTGGAAGACACAGGTCGCGCGCCTGAACGACGACGAAAAGGGAGCACTTTCAATGTCTACCCCTGGCGGCCGTCAGAATATGACAGCCGTCTCCGACACGGGGATCTTCAAGCTCATTGTCCGTTCCCGGAAGCAGAAGGCCTTCACGCTCCGTGAATGGATCGCGGGTACGGTCCTGCCATCGCTTCAGCACACCGGCACCTACACCATCCCGTCTGTACCCAGCAACTCTGTGGCAATCGCGCCCGTCCCGACGACGTTCAGCCAGGCGTTATACCTGGCAGCCAAGCAGGCAGAGCAGATCGAACAACAGACGCAGCAGCTGGCGCTCGAGGCCCCGAAGGTCGCCTTCTTCGACACCGTAGCCTCGAGCTCCGACACCACGGACATCGGCACGGTCGCCAAGACGCTGGCCGTTCCTGGACTGGGAAGGACGAACCTATTCGACTTGCTCCGGAAGAAGTCGATTCTCCAGGACAACAATCGCCCGTACCAGCGCTATGTCGACGCCGGGTACTTCCGGGTCATCGAGACGTCCTGGACAGATCCGGACGGAAACCAGCACCTGTACTTCAAGACCGTTGTCTACCAGAAGGGCGTGGAGTTCATCCGGCAGCTGGTCCAGGGGGTAGCGTCATGATGACGGGAACGGGCGAAGACTGGCAGCGCCACCTTGAACCAGACGTAGCGCATGAGGTCTGCAACATCATGGTTGACATCCTTCACTGCTTGGAGAAGAGGGAAGATGGACTCGGTGGCGTCCTGGTCCACATCGATGATGATGTCATGGCAGACTTCCAACAATACTTGTGCGATCGCATTGAACCTCATGTGAAGTTCATCTATGCCGATGGTTACAATGACGCAGATTACGAGGCGCAGTCATGAAGCGCGCCATTCTTTGCGAGATCTGCAAGCACCAAGAATGTGCCCTGAACGCTCGCCTGCATCGTCAGACAATGATGTGTGCTGTCCGCCCTGGCGTAGTAGCAGAACAGATTATTTGCAAAGAGTTCGATCAGCGTGCATCGGCAGCGAACGGGTACATTGTGCGTCAGGTGGCAAAATGAGACGCCTCGGCAAGCTCGTGATCATGACCGATACAGAACACGCCTCGCTCATGTGTCGTTGTGAAGACGCTGAGGCGCACGCTGCGGACTTCGCGGCAGACTTTGAGCGGGTATACACTGACGGGATGATGAGAGAGGCGAACCGCAGGGAAGAGCGCAAGCGTGCCTTCCTGGCCGGGAAGTTTCATGCAGCGGGTGGATATGCGCACGCTCTCAAGGAAACACGCCTCAAACTTCAAGGTACCACGGCCGTGATGTGCCGTTTCATGGACCTTGCTGCAAAGTGGCGCCCGCTGGTCGAAGCCCTGGAGAGTTACCCCAACCAGTTCGTCGAGATCGGGTTTGACGCTGGCATGCACTTCCCGGTGAAACGGTTCAACAAAGACGGCACAGAGTATCTGGCAACCGTCCAGTACCAGGCCGCGGGGGCATTGAGAGAATTGGCGCATGACGATGACGTGAGCGACGCTGACGCGGCAGCCGACTTCGACGTTGTCGGTACCTCCGTGGCAGCAGAACGGAGGCAGCCATGAACGAGAACATCAAGCCCTCGCAGGAGAAGGTGACAGTCACCTTCCGTTACTACTGGCGCGTGAAGTTTGCCCTCGAGGAAGGGAAGTGGATCTGTTATGTCCCCTGGATGCCGCGTGACAAGGAAGTCACGACAGACATTCCAGTCGACGCCTTCCGGATGATGCAGGACGAGAAGGACGAAGGTTACCCCGTGGATGGAACAGGTGTATACCATAACGCACGGCGATACTACCGCATGATCGTTGTCCAGGAGCTGAACAAGAAGGTGACGGCATGAGCGTGGAATTTATCTCAGTTGAAGAACTTAAACAACGCATGGTAGACCGGGGCCACGTATGGAGTGGCGAGGAACTTGACGTCTTCGCTGCTGCAGTTGTCAGAGCAGAACGCAGGCGGATACTGGACGCCTCTCTCTTTCAGTTCGGGATGGGCGATGGCACGTACATGATGATTCGGACTTCAGTTGTTGACCCAAAGGAGAGCGCTAATGGCAACAGTTGATGCCGTCTCGTCCTTGGATATTTCGACTGCGCTGGCCAACAGATGCGCCCTACAAGCCCCTCCGTCTTTCTTCATGACTCAGGTCAAGAACGGTCCGACTCAATATGTCCCAGCAGATGGTGGCTTGCTGATTCTGGATGGCCTGTCTATTGCGAAGTCTTGGAGCAAGCCGTGCATCTCAGGTTACGAAATCAAGATCAGCCGTGGCGATTTCCTGCGTGATGCCAAGTGGTATCAGTACTTCGGCTACGTCCACGAGTTTTACCTTGTCTGCCCCTCCGGCATCATCGACCGTACGGAGATACCACTGGAATGCGGTCTGATGTACTACCGGCCTGAGTCGAGGACCGTCGTCATGAAGAAGAAAGCTATACATCGAGACATCACGCCCAGTGCTGACATGCTCATGTATATCATCATGTCAAAGCTGGACTCAGACCGGCTGCCGTTCTTCAACTCGAAGAAGGTATGGATCGAAGAATACCTGAAAGATAAATCTAGCTCCCACATTCTTGGTCGAAGTCTCGCGACGAAACTGCCACAGAAGTTGGCAGAGCTGCAATGCGAGATCGACCGGCTCCACAACGTGAAGGCAGATCTCGACGAGCTGGATGACATAAAAGATGTTTGTAAGAGGCACAACATCAGGGAGTGGTATGGTATTGCCAAATCTCTCGATGAGGCGCTGACCCTACCGTTTCCTCGGGAAATGGAGCATATCCGGGAAGATGCTCAAGCAATCCTGAACACTATTGAAGTCATGAAGGCGAAGGAAGAGCCTGACAGGGAGATGACCGTATGAACCGCACACGCATCGACTGGGCAGACTACTCCTGGAATCCTGTTACGGGCTGCCAACATGGTTGTGACTACTGCTATGCCCGGCGAATGGCGCAGAGATTCACTCCTAAGGAAACCGACAACTGGGACGATTGCACCCAGCCGGGCAATGGCCTTCATGAGATCAGGAAGGCAAGAAGTGCTGGCGGCTCCTGGAAGTATGGCTTTGCTCCGACGCTCCACAGTTATCGGCTGCCAGAACCAGGGAGAGTTCAGAAGCCCTCTCGTATCTTCGTGGGTTCGATGTGTGACCTGTTCGGTGACTGGGTACCCAATGACTGGATCTACTCCGTCCTGGCAACGTGCGAGATGAACCCTCAGCACCAATATCTGTTTTTGACCAAGAACCCGATGCGGTACGAGCAATTGTTCATCTACCAGGAGAAAATCAAGCCGCACGCCAATTGGTGGCTGGGTGCGACCTTCGACACGAAGAACGACACTAGCACCTTCCGCGATCACCTGTGGCCACTCCATGAGGAAGGCTGGCATACCTGGGCGAGTGCAGAACCCCTACTCGAGGACATCACCGAGAACATGGAATGGGAAGATACCATCGACTGGTTGGTCATCGGCGCGATGACGGGACCAGGATCGAGGAACCAGCAGCCAAAGACAGCATGGGTCGAGAGTCTTGTTGACACTGCCGTTGCTCATGGCATTCCCGTCTTCCTGAAGCAAAGCCTGAAGCAGATCATTCCCGAAGATCTTGTCCAGTGGTATCCGAAGGGATTGCAAACGAAGTTGTCTGAGAAAGAACTTGAGACACTCGAGAACGAAGTGAAGACGAAGGCAATGGGGGTGTCACAATGAGCCAAGGTTGGGTGAACTTCGTTGGATGGTTTTGTTTCATTGCTGGAGTGATATTCGGAGCGGTAGGGATGGCACTATACATCGGTATCAGCATTGACCGAGAGCAAAGGAGGATGAAGCCATGAGGGCGATCTGGAAGTTCAAGTTGGATGAAGGCGTCGACTGTTTTGCCATAGACATGCCGAAGGGCGCGAGTATTCTTGCGTTGCAATTACAGAATGGAGCGCCGTGTTTGTGGGCGCTGGTTCCCGATGTAGACGCTAGGTGTGAGACCCGCACGTTCAGGCTCTACGGCACCGGCTTATTGATTCCCGAAGGGCGCAATGTGCAGTATATCGGAACGTTTCAGCAACCGCCCTACGTCTTCCACTTGTTTGAGGAGACTCCATGACTGAGCTTCCTGACGGTTGGACAGAGAACGAGAACCACGATCTTCTCTACCAGGGGGTCATCGCTGTTCCCGTAGAGAAACGCACCGGGTGCCTCGTATATTCCAGGGTTGTGGGGTACTTGACCCCGGTATCAACGTGGAACAAGGGGAAGAAGGCGGAATGGAAAGACCGCCGTGACTTTGAGGTACCAGCAGGAGGCACCGTAGCAGAACACCAGCACTAGCATCTGACTGTACGCAACAATCGATCTAGGAGGATCGCACATGAGCATCGCAGCAGAACGACGGCGCAAGCCGGTATCAGATTGTTCCAACGAGGTTCTTGACCCGGAAGCGTACGCTCGCAAGACCCGCAAGGAAACCCCACGACAGGCAGCTGTCCTCGCTTGGCTCGCTATGCAAGATTTCGTATTCTGGAGGCAGAACACCGGCGCAGCCAAGCACGAATACACCCGGAAAAATGGCACGATCGGACGGTCGTTCATTCGCTACGGCGTCAAGGGTCTGCCCGACATCCTGGCGATCGAACCTGGCACGGGCCGTCTCATTGGCATCGAAATGAAGCGTCCGACAACCGACCAGAGTGATCCACAGAAGGAATGGCAGGTACGTTTCGAATCAGCCGGTGCTATCTATCTGGTCATCCGTGAAGTCGAAGAACTCGAGGCCTGGTGGCACGAGCGGCAGGTGGCACCATGAAGTGGTCATCGCGTGGGACAGAACCCATCAGTTGGTTTGATATCCTCGTAGCCGTGCTGGTCGTTATCTGGGCGATTGCCATTGTCCTACTCATTGCAGCCGTGGCGGCGTCACCAAAACGGGCAAGCGCGGGCGATGTCGTCAACTTCCGGGTCGCTCGTCGGCTGGCAGCCGTAGCCCTTCCCATCGACAAGGTAACGACGCGATACTCAGAACCCGTCATGGTTCTCTCCATGGAGATCACGGCCTATAGTCCGACCGTTGCCGAATGTGACGCGTCTCCATTGGTGACAGCCAGCGGTAAGCGCGTCTACGTTGGTGGCATTGCTGCAGACTTGTCCGTGCTGCCCTTCGGCTCGCTGGTCGTCATCCCTGGTTATAACGACGGCAAGCCCTGTACCGTCATCGACACAGGGGGCGCCATCCATGGCAACAAGCTCGACGTGTTCCTATGGTCAACGGACGCGGCAATACACTGGGGAAGGCGTCACAACGTGCGCGTGGAAGTGCTGTACATTCCCGGGGTGACCCCATGACGACCGCAGAAAGCAGGGCAATCCGTAACAGTCAAAGGAGAGCCGTCACAGCGGAGAAGAAGAAACGGCGGACGGCAGAACAGCGGGAGATAGACGAGAAGTTCCAAACCGCGTTCACGAAGGAAGAAAACATTGAGCGGACACGTTTGTGGTGGGTGACACTATGACCAACAACGGTGTCATCAAGAAACTTGTGCCCGGCCAGAAGGTCGAGCTCGTCCTGGTCGACGGCCGTATCTTCAAGGGCCTCGTCGTCGGCAACGGGGTGCAGCAATGGGTTGAGCTGACGGCTACGAACGGCGACCAGTTCACGATCCAGACAAGCCGTCTCGCCCGCTGCCTTGGTACGCTCGAGGTGACGCCATGAACCACTTGGACCTGTTCTCTGGCATTGGTGGTTTTGCCCTTGCCGCTCAGACAGTGTGGGGTGCCGATTACCACTGTGTCGGTTTCTGCGAGATCGATCCGTATTGTCAGGCGCTGCTCAAATTGCGATTTCCGGGGGTGAACGTCTATGATGACATCCGAACTCTATCAGCCGAACGACTTATTGCCGACCCCGAGAGCAGCGGACAGCTGGGATCCCATGAAGTCAACACAGCACAGAGAGGGCAGCAAACACTCGATGAGCTTGACGGACGTCTTGACCTCCTCACCGGTGGCTTCCCCTGCCAGCCGTTCAGTCAAGCAGGAAAACGACGGGGGGGGGGCAGACGACCGCTATCTCTGGCCTGCAATGTTTAGGGTTATATCCGAGACAAGGCCCCATTGGGTCATTGGTGAAAACGTGCCTGGGATCGTCAACATGGCACTCGAACAGGTGTGTACTGACTTGGAGCGATTGGGCTACGAAGTTCAACCGCTCATTATTCCAGCTGCGGCTATCGGCGCGCCGCACAAAAGAGACAGAGTCTGGATTGTCGCTTGTCGCGACACCGAAGGCGTCTCCATCGGGTCCGGACTATGCGAGAGCGAGCCGGAAAGGCAGTGGGGGCGACGATCTGGGGACACAGATCGCATTACTGCCAACGCCTGCGACGAGAGATTACAAGGGAGCAAACGGGCCGAAGCATATGCAGAGGAAACGGCCTCACATGAGCCAGCTGCCGAACGTCATCACTTATGGAATGGGGACTTCCCCGACTGGAACCAAGGATGGGTTGAAGCTGCAACCGCCCTTTGTCGAGTGGATGATGGGCTACCCGTCAGGCTGGACGGACTTGAACTGTCCAAATCAGGACATCGGACACAAAGGCTAAAAGCGCTCGGCAACTCCATAGTCCCGCAGGTCGCCATGGAACTCATGCGAAGCATCAAGGCAATCGACGAGGTTGCTGTATGAGACCCCGTCAGATTGATTCCGGGTATGTGGATAGTCTGTTTCCTGAACCTATCGAGCAGGTCATAGTTGAGGACTACTGTGTTCTGCGTGGCGCCCGCTGCGTCGTTTATAACGGCTGTCAGCATGGGTTTGTTCCGTGCACGTTGAAGGATGTGCCACACCTCGAAGAGATCCACCTGCCATGTGAGATACACGCGCTGCTTGACCTTGCCATCAAGCCTACGAAAAAGCCAATAGCCTTGCTGCTGAACGGCAAGTGGTACTCCGAAGGCAAAGTCCTATGGGATTGCTCCGACTGTCTTTGCCTTGACTGTGCCAACGAGGGCAAGAGCTGTCACGACTGCAAGGGGTTCGAGCATTGTATGAAGCACGGCGGCAAGATGGGTCTCTGTCCGGACTTCCGCGCTCCCGACGGCAAGGAACAGGACTGCATGCACAACTGCTGTCTGTGTATCGGGTGCGAACGAGTAGGACAGGACTGCAAGGAATGTGTCGGGCCCATTCGTTGCCCGAAGCCCACTGTTCAATGCAAGGAATACGTCGGGGCTGAGGTGACACCGTGTACCTGCGCTTTGAAGAGCTTGGGCATAGCAGTTCTGGCAAGACGCGCATATGGGCGGGGAGGAACCTCCAGGGGCTTGCCATCTTGGGCGTCATCAAGTGGTACGCACCCTGGCGGCGCTATGCCTTCTTCCCGCAGAGTGGCACCCTCTACGACGCCGGGTGTCTTACGGAGATCAGTACGTTCCTCGAGCGGGGGTTTCGGCCATCCGCATAATATAAGAAGGCAGGGCAGTGTAACCGCAGCGCCACGCATGGAAAAAACCGGCCAACGAAAGGTGCTGCGCCGAAGGACAGAAAGACGGCACGACGAGAACGCTGGCGTTTGGCGCTGGGAAGGAACGATAGATGACAAACACTGGAGAGCATGTGGCTGCAGCGCTCGCAGCTAGAGGATACGTCATCCTGAGCGCGTCATGCACGTTGTGTGAAGTCTCAGGCCCCACCCTCGGATTCGTCCTCCTACTTGCGGATGTCGTCGCCGATCTGCGCATCATGGAGGGCAAGGTCATTCTACAGACGACAGATGGTATCCGGGACATGTACCGCTTATGGAACGGGACGGTCCTGGCAAGGGTCGAACGCCTGTCCTCGGTCCACACGAAGTACGTCCGCCCACTGCAACCATTGGCACCAAGGCATACCTACTTTGGCATCGCGCCCGTCGGCAAGGGCAAGTGGCGGGCAGTGGTCAATACGACAGATCCCCGGACACATAAGACGCACGTCGTCACCAGCCGCTACGTGAATGACCCGGAGACGGCAGCCAGGGAACACGACCGTATCGCCCGCGAGTACGCGAACAAGGGCATGGTCGGCAGCCGTGTCCATCTGAACTTCCCTGCAGGATTAGTAACAGTCGCGCATAGTTGACCGAACTTCCACAGTGCCATAACATGAGAGTGCACAACCGATCTAGGAGGTCGCAGCACGATGAAACGAGGGTACGGCACAGACACTGATATGATGTCGCGTGGTTTACGTGCCATCACATGCCCTCCTTCCACTGCAGGCCCCTTGTCACAGATGCTCACGGTTCGGCCGGTTATCGTCCCGTGATGTCGAAGCAAGGGGCTTGCGATGTCTAAGCTCCCGATCAGCCCGAAGAAGTCAAACAAGGCACTGCACGTGCCTGTGATTCATACGCCGCCAGCCCCGAAGCCTCCTGAAGAGAAACGCGGCCGCGGCCGTCCGTCTCTTCCTTATGACAAGGAGCTGCACCCTCGCTGGGCGTGGTCGCTCGCCATTACCGGCAAGACTGAGCCACAGATCGCCGCGGCCATGGGAATTAGCCTCAGCACCCTGAAGAAGTGGAAGAGTATCTACCCGGATTTTTCAACCGCCATAAACGACACGAAAGAGAGCGCCGACGCGCACGTTGTGAAATCACTCTACCAGCGCGCCTGCGGATATACCGCCTACGAAGACAAGGTCACCAAGGATGGCGACGTGGTGTCATGCCGTGTGGAAATTGCGCCGGATGTCGCCGCCTGTATTTTCTGGTTGAAGAACAGAGAGCCCAAGACGTGGCGTGACAAGCAGGATGTGAACCTGTCCGGCCATGTCGACGCCGGCAAGCCCGACCTCACCAAGGTCAGTGAGACCGAATTGAAAGCCGCCCTCACCCTGGTCGAAAAACTCAAGGGGCAACAGTGACGCCCTTCGTGTTCCGATGTTCGTATTCCGCAGAATCACACCGCATGGATAGCGGGCTGCAGGTCTCGCTATGACACCGACGCAAAATGTTTACGCTGCGAAAAATAAAACACGCTTGCAGAGCGGGGCGCAGGGTACGCTCCATGAACGCAAACCGCGATTTACGGCTGTGGATAACTCTGCTGCCCTGAAGTTCCTCGTCGAGAATGCCCCGGCGATCGAAGCCGAACTCTGCGGACGTTCGCTGTCCGAGTTCGTCGCCCGCGCCTGGCCGATCATCAATCCGAGCACGGACTATATCGACAATTGGCACATCGGCTATATCTGCGAACACCTGCAGGCAGTCAGCATGCACCAGATCAGACGCCTTGCCATCGAGATCGAGCCACGTTGCATGAAGTCCACTCTCGTGTCCATCATGTGGCCGACCTGGCACTGGGCACAGAAGCCCGGCGCACGGTTCCTGTTCGCGAGTCATTCTGAGACGCTGAGCACGAAGCACTCCCTCGACCGCCGCGCCATCCTTAGCTCGCAGTGGTACCAGGAGCGTTGGGGCGACAAGGTCCAGCTGGCGGGCGACAACAACCTCAAAACGGAATACTCCAACACGGCCATGGGTGTCATGCGTGCTATGACCGTTGCGTCGAACGTGACTGGCTTCGGTGGAAACTTCCTGGTAGCGGACGATCTGGTAGCCGCCGTCCATGGAGACAGTGAAGCGTACCGCGACGCCGCCAACACCTTCTTCGACCGTTCCTTCTATGACCGGCTCGACAACAAGAAGGAGGACGCCATTGTCGTCATTATGCAGCGGCTTCATACGCAGGACCTGATCGGCCACATCCAGGCCACGCGGCAGCACGACGACTGGACGTTCCTGACCATCCCCACGACGGCTGAGCACGACGAGCGCATCATCTTCCCGCTGAGTGGCCAGGTCGTCGAACGCAAGGAAGGCGATCTGCTCTGGCCGGAACGCGAAGGCCCCGACGAACTGGCTGCCGCGAAGGAACGTCTTGGTTCGTACGGCTACTCCGCACAATATCAGCAGAACCCTGTCCCGCGTGAAGGGGCCCTGGCGAAGCGCGAGTGGTTCAAGATCGTGCCCGCTGCGCCCGCCGGCATCAAGCAGCTCATTCGCCGCTGGGATCTCGCCGCCACCGAAGTGCGGCCTGGCAAGGACCCGGACTATACCGCGTCCTGCCTGGGCGGCATGCTCGAGGGCGTGTTCTATATCCTGCACATGACGCGCGACCGCCTGAGCCCCATGCACGTCGAGGCCTTGGTCAAGCAGTGCGCCCAGCTGGACACCGAATACGTAACGGCGCGAAAGACGCACCTGGCAATCTGGATGGAACAGGAACCTGGGTCATCGGGCGTCAATACCATCGACAACTACGCCCGCCATGTCCTTCCTGGCTACGACTTCCACGGCGACAAGGTGACAGGCAACAAGTTCGAGCGCGGTGCTGCGTTCCTGGCTGCTGCCGAGATGGACAATGTCCGCATCGTCGAGGGGCCGTGGAACGAGGCCTTCCTGGACGAGATGAGCGTGCTGGGCGTCGGAGCGAATGACGATCTGTACGACGCTGGGAACGGGTGCTTCACGCAGGCGAACGCACAGAGACAGAGCCATGGAGGGCGGAATGTTTGAGACAGTCGACGTCATCGAGCAGTCGTTTAGTCGCAGCGAAGCCCTGGCGGTTCAGCGCGGCAAGTCCCGCCTTGCCCTCTACGAGAACGCCTATGAGGGCGTGTATCGGGTCTATCTGCCACTCAAGATTCAGGCGGAACTCGCCGGCCGGCTAGGCATCAGGACCAACCTCTGCGCGGCGGTTGTCGACGCCATGGTTGCCAAGCTGGACCTCAAGAGCTATACAGGCGGGACAGGCGCCGATCAGGCGATCCTGACCGAAGAATACGAGTACAACCAGCTGGAACTGCAGAGCACGGAGATCCACCGCACGACGGGCATCGATGGCGACGGCTTCATGGTCGTCTGGCCGGAATATGACGAGCTCGGCAAGAAGACGGGGCATGCCTTTGTGCGCGTGCTGGCATCTCAGGACATCGACATGACCTACTCGCCCGCCGACAAGCTCAAGCCGATTCGGTGTGTGCATCAGTGGAACGAAGAGGAACTCGGCAAGATGTTCGTGGGGAAGCCCGTCGTTCGTCGCGATACCATGACCGCCAAGACCGTGCAGCGGCAGTACAGCGTGTCCGGTGAAGGCAACGCCTGGCATGGCTGGACGTTCGACGGTCTGGAAGAGATCGTCAAGAACGACCTCGGCGTCATCCCGGTCGTCCACTTCCGCAACAAGATCGGCTTATCGGCCTTCGGGACTTCGGAGCTGGAGAACGCGCTGCCCATCCAGAACGACATCAACCGCCTGGTCCAGGACGCGATGATCCGCTCGTACTTCAACGGCGGGCAGCAGCTGGCGGTCTTTGGTATCGACAGTGACGAGTTCCTGAAGAAGAACCCAGATGGCCTCTCCCGGGAAGTTTGGGGCGCGTGGATGCTAGACAACGAGAAGGCCAGTCTGACCGTCATCCCCCCGCAGGACATGGCCGACATGTGGAACTCCGTGGACAAGCGCATCGACCACCTGGCACGTGTGACGGCCACACCCATGAGTTATCTGGACCCGAAAGCGGCCCCCTCCGGCGTAGCGATGCAGGAAATGAGCGGGCCACTCATCGACAAGGTCTATGAGGCACAGACGACGCTCGGTTCTGCCTGGGCGCGGGTGTTCCAACTCATCCTGAAAGTGCGGACCCAGAACATCATGCCGGTGCACGTCGAGTGGGAAGAGCCGTTTGTGCAATCCAACATCGATACCGACCTGAAACTCTATAGCGCCGGTGCGATCTCGCAGGCTGAGCTCCTGCGCAGGCAGGGCATGAACCAGACGCAGATCGACAGCATCATCGCTGAAAGGCAGGCCGAGCAACAGGCTGCCGCGACCTCCATCTTCAAGCTGCCGAACATCGTGCCGCCCATCTGATGAACGACCTCGCCCGTATCGCAGAGCAGCATACACAAGCTTACGTAGATTCCTACGTTGAGCAGGCCTCTGCGCTGGCGGCACAGGGTGGCGCGCTGCTGACCACGAAGACGGGCCGGACGGCCCTGGACGCGCTTACGTCGTGGGCTGCCATTCAGGGCGTCCGGATGTGCGACAGCCTGGTGCGGCAGACCCTCGCCCTGGCCGACAAGTACCAGGCAGAGAGCTACAAGGTCTATCTCGCCCAGTATCCTATCGCCCTTCCTGCACCGTGGCAGCAGGCGCTCGGCTATATCCTCGGCGGCGGGTTCGATTCAGTCGCCCTGGCAGAAGTCAAGAAGTGGCGCGAGACGGAAGGGTTCTCGCTCTCGAAGGCCCTGTGGAACTATGCCGACGGCGCGCAGCATACCATCACCGATGTAATTACGCAGTCGGTCAATGAGGGCTGGTCGTTCAAGCAGGTTGAAGAGAAGCTCGCCGCGTCACTCACTCAGAAGGGCACGGACAACCTGGCGTTCAACGTGCGGCGACTCTACGTGAACGAGGTCAACACGGCGTGGACCTGCGACCGCAAGGCCATCACCGACGCCATGCCGTTCATCTCAAAGGTGGAGCTCGTGCGTGGTGAGGACGGCGACCCGACGTGTGAGATCTGTCGTGCGGCTATCGGCGACCCAGGCACGCGGATCATCGTGGACAAGGAAGGCGCAGACTTGCCACCCTATCACCCGTTCTGTGTCGATTCATGGAACGACGTGCTGCCGACGGCCGACGAGATGATCGCGGCACTGAAGCAGCTATGACCGAGAAGATGCTCGCCTTTCGCGCCCGGCAAGCAGAGAAGTCGAAGCAGAACCAGGCAAAGGGCCTGCTGCCGCCAGTACAGGGCAGCGTTCCCATGGCGGACTATCTGAAGGCTCTCGACGACTTGAACGCATGGCGCAACCGGGCAGTCGACGCAGAGGCCCGGCTATGTGGGTCCGGCGACATCCTGGGCGAAGGAAGACTCGATGTTCTGAAAGGATCAAGCAGTGCAAACAACCGTTCGTAAGACTTCGCGTTCGCCAGCGTTAAGGCGGAAAGGGAGACAGATATGAACTTTACACACAGGTACTTTGGACCAGGCGAAGAGAAAGCAACCGACACCACGACGACGGTCGTAAAAACGGAGACAGGTGCCGAAGACAAGCATGAGGCGACGATCCCCTACGAGCGCTTTCACGAGATGGATGTGAGAGCTATAGCTGCCGAGAAGAGAGAGGCAGAGAAGCAGGCACAGCTCGACAAGATCGCCACCGATAAGAAGACCGCCGACGAAGCGGCCCTGGCAGAGCAAGGCAAGTTCAAGGAGCTTGCTGCTACCAAGGACGCCGAGATCACAAACTTGAAGACAGCGTACCAGAACTCGACCATCACCAATGCTGTCCTCGCGGCAGCTCATACTGCCGGGGCTGTCGATCCTGATGCAGTTGTGGCCATGTTTGACAAGTCCAAGGTCACGATCGCAGCAGACGGCAAACTGACCGGCGTAAAAGAAGCCGTTGATGCATTACTGAAAGAGAAGCCCTACCTCGTAGCACAGACTGGTTCCGGATACCGCATGGGAGCCGGTGGAGGCAACATCTCCAACCCTTCCGCGGCTGAGGTCGACGGTATGACCCCAGAGCAGTACCGCGCGTGGAGGATCGCACACCCCGACGCTTAGGAGGCGTCTAAACTATGCCTAATGTGTTCATCACCCCTACCGTTGTAGCAAACGAGTTCCTGACGCACCTGCAGTCCGCTCTGGTCATGGGCAACCTTGTCCACCGCGGGTTCAGCAAGGACTTCGTCAAGGTCGGCGACACCATCACCGTGAAGGGTCCGGCCACGTTCACCGCCGAGCCGGTTCAGGCGGGCATGTCCGTTCAGGGCATAAACGAATCCAGCATCTCGCTCAAGATCGACCACCGTGATGGTGTTCTGGTCGCCTACACTGCCGAAGACGCCTCGCTGAGGATCAACGACTTCAACGAGCAGATCGTCATCCCTGCCGTCCGCGCCATTGCGGAGAAGGTTGACACCAACCTCATGGCACTCGCCCGCGACATCCCCTACGTCCGGGAACAGAGTGCGACCGCTAGCCTTGCCGACCTCGCTCTCCTGGCAGCCGACCTGTCGACCCGCCAGTGTCCCATGGATGACGGACTCCTGAACCTTGTCATGGACCCCATGTCCTACGCGAAGTACATGTCCATCGAGGCCATCGCCTCCCTGGCAGCTCGTGGCAACACGGACGCCGTGGCCAGAGGCCAGTTCAAGGAGGCTATGGGCTTCAATATTGGCAGGTCGCAGCAGGTCGCGACCGAAGGCACGCTGGTCGGTTCACTGACCAACGCTTCGACGCCCACTCCTGTTGCTCTCGGCGCAGTCACCATGACTGTCACCGACACCGACGCGACCGTAGGGCTTCTGCCCCATGGGTACACATTCACCATCGCGGGCGACACCCAGGTCTACACGCTGACCGCCGATGCCACCCAGACCGCGACCGGTTGTGTGATCTACTTCGCCCCTGGCATCCAGATCGCCATCAGCGGAGCGAAGGCCATCACCGGCGAGACCGTCGTCAGCTCGGGCAAGTCACAGAGCCTGGCCTTCCACAAGAATGCCATCGCCCTCGTCACGGTTCCCGAAGCTCCCTCACAGGCCTGCCCTTCCAAGGTTCTGTTCGACAAAGGGCTGAACGTGATGCTCACCTATGAGCGAGACACCACGAATCACATCGACACCATGCTCTTCGAGATCCTGTACGGCGTCAAGGTTCTCAACGCGAAAATGGCGGAGCGCTTCATCTCTGACTAGCTCTGAGAATGAGGGGGCCTTCGGGCCCCCTTGCCTGAATGGGAGGTATCTATGCACGTGAAGTGTCAGTATTGCGGGACAGATTGCTGGGACGCCCTGGCGCGCGACGGCCACGAGGTCCTCTGTGATCAGAACCCGGCGAACGGCAAGGCGAAGGGAACCGTAGTCGTGTTGTCGGATGCGCCGACTGTAGCGACTACTCCCGAGCCGGACGTTCAACCCGGAGCTCCTGCTGCTCTCGTCTTTGGCGGCAAGTCGTACCCAGGTAAGAGCCCCGAGGAAGTCATCAAGACCGACCGGACTTACATCGAGTGGGCTGCGTCGCTCTACCGTGACCCTGCGATCAAGCAGCGGTGTAAGGAACTGCTCATGGAGACCCCGAAGTGAGTGAGATTACCGCACTCGCCGCCGTCAAGGCCACATCGCTGCTCATCTCAGGAAACCTGACCGACGAGCAGATCACCACCTTGCTGGCCGGCTATACGACCGTTGACGAAGATGCTGTGACGATCTATGACACGACCGGCTGTGCGATCGCCTGCCTGAAGGCGCTCATTGGCACGGTGCCTGTTGCTCGTTCGATCGGCGGCATCAGCTACAGCACCGAGGGCATCCTGGCGGCCATTGCGGAGCTCAGGCGCAACCGTGGCGGCACGATCCCGCTCTATCACGACGCGCCAGTCGACGAGGGAGACATCTCCATCCTATGAGCTATCTGGACATCTTCGACTCATACGTCAAGGCCTTCACGCTGCAGACCGCGACGTTCGAGACGCTTGCCGGTGGCAGACAGGTGCCGCACTGGACGCCCGTTGCGGTAAGCGAGGGCCCGCTGCTTCCCGCGAGCATGAGCCTCACGCGGTATGAAGAGGGTGCAGGTGTCACCGTCACGAATGTCCTGTACGTGGCAAGCGAGAGTCCAGCGACCGTCGTGGCCGTCGGTAACCGCATCGTCGTGGCGGGCACGTCCTACGACGTCGTGCGCGTCCGTGACTATGGCACGCACAAGGAGGTTGAGCTCAATGTCGTCCTTTGACGTTACCTTCACTATCCCACAGTCGGAGATCCTGAAGGTCACCGACGCGATCAGAGCCAAGATGATGATCGCCGTCGACTGGTGCACGGATACCATCAGCACCTATGCCCGCGAGAACCACGCCTATACCAACCGGACGCACAACCTGACCACCAGCACGAAGTTCCTGCCCGCTATGCAAGAAGGGTCAAGCATCATCGGGCTGGTCTACGTCGGCATGCCCTACGCGAAGTATGTCCATTGGGGCACCGGCATCTATGCGGAAGGTCCGGGCGGGTCGAAAGCGAAGAAGGTCCCCTGGGTCTACAAGGACATCGATGGACAGTTTCACCGCACGTCCGGCCAGCATGCGGACCGTTGGGTCGAGCAGGCGTTCAAGGATAAGCGCGACGACTGTATCCGCGTGCTGAAGGGGTGCCTGTGAAGAGTAACGACGTCACGGCAATCCTCGGCACAACGGGGCTCAATGTCTTCTATATCTATCCGCGGACTGCCATTGGCGACAACCTGCCCTGCCTGGTATATCTGCTGGACCGGCGAGGTATCGAGGGTGAGCCCAATTGCAAGACGACTATTACCACGACGCTCTACTGTGCGGTCACGGCGTATGAGA